CACTTAGCCGATACGCCGTATTACGCGAGTGGACCTAAAGTCGAACCTATAGCGCACAAGGACATGTTGTTTACGCGCATGGAAGATTTGGGGTTTACTTTAACACTGTGGGAAGATCTTAAAGGGAACCCGGTTTCGGATTTGTATAGTAAATTTAGGTTTGTGTATAAGAAATAATTATTTTTTATTATTCAAGTTTTTTAATTTTTTTAAATTTTCCATTTTCGTTTCATAAAGTAGTCTACCTTCTTCACTTAATTCATCCATTTCCTTTTGTACTGATTGTAATGAATTCATTAAAGTGACCTCTTTAGCACGAAGTTTTTTCATGGTTTTTACCATTACACCCTCCCTGGCTCTAATTTTATTTACTCGGTTTTGTAATACTTTTTTATTTGTTGGCATCGGTATATACATTTACCTGACATTTTTATCACTTGTGTTCATGTTTATCAAACCATTTTTGAGTTCCCATATACGATCCCAAAAATGAAGCTATAGACATTGTAGTTACTTTCAGTAGTAACTCTTTCATTTCTTTAATAAAGATTTTCGTTTTTAACCTAAGTAAAATCTAAATCTAATAAAATTAATTTAAATAATGAATACATTTGAATATTTACAAAATAAAGTCTCAGAATTTTCTAAAAAGAAAAACATTTGGAAAGGTACCAGATTTGAAAGTGTGCGAGATTTAACGTGTGATGAAACGGGTGAAGTGGGAGAAGATATGATACATTCAATATGCAAACAAAGCTCGATTGAATGTATATGGGATAATAAAAAACTTTCAAGTTTAAACGACGACGGGAAGGTATATGACATGCTCATTGGTGGGAAGAAAATCGAAGTGAAGACAGCAAGACTTGGAGAACATGGTTCATTTCAACATGAAAGTCTTAGAAATACAGGTGAAAGTGATTTTTGGTTATTTGTTGATATTGCTCCAAATGATATATACATAACAGTTTTAAAAGATTTTGATCTTTCGTCAAATGATAAACACCCTATTTTAGGGAAAAAACCTCATTTAAGGAAAAAAGCAATCGATCAATATAAACTCGATTTTTCTAAAAAAACGTTAGAAAAATGTATAACAGCTGGTATAACCATTAAAATATCCGAAAACGAAGACAATTCTAAAATTGGTGAGTTTTTATACACTAAAATTATAGCTGAACCAGTTCAATTAGAGATTGATGAATTGACGAAGTCCTTAAATTATAAGCTGAGTTTGTTGACATGAAACTAACTTCACCCCATTTAATAGCATTTGCCTTTTTAATCATATCATCTACATCTTTATTAAAAACAATACCATACCCTCTACGCCCAGGTAAATCCTCAAAGGATGTATACACTTTCATATTTTCTTTTCCAAAACACGTTGACGGTAAATAAACGTGACACTTCCCTATCATATTTTTATTTCGCGTCGATGAAACTGTACCACCGTCAGACATTGAGTATATTTTTAAATGTGTATCGTCCATTTCCCGTATCATATATTCAGGATTTTCCGTATATTTAGACCATATTTGAAATACTCCGTTAACTTTTGTGCGTTCTCCATCTGGTGAATGAAACATCCCAGACAATTTTTCACTAAATATTAGATTGTATTTTGATACCCTTTTCCTAGGAGATCCTTTACCATCACTCTCAAACAGTTGAGGGAGTATCAAACATACGTAATCAGAAAAATCGTACGAGTGGTTTATAAAATTAAGTGCTAAATGCCCTCTCAAACCAAAAGGTGGATTCCCAAAAACTATATATTTTCGATTTAAATCATCTGGATTCCACGACAGGTAATCGCGTTTTATAACACCAGGGTATCTAGGTTCTATATCTATACCAATAGTACTCTTTGGTAAAACTTTCATGAAACTCCCGTCACCTGCAGATGGTTCTATAAACGTATATTCATTTATATTAATTTTAACTATTTCGTTAAACTTTTTCCAACACTTTTCTGCCATATCATTCGGGGTAAAAAACTGATCCTTTTGTTTATAAGTAAAATGAGTATAATCTATATCCCTACCTAATACCTTATGTAAATCAAACGTATAATTAGAGGGAACGGAGCATAATGAAATCCATCTATTTATAGTACCATTAACTATATTTAGTTTTTTGGCTATATATGAAACAGAATGTTCTTTGAGACATTCTTGAAGTAATTCATATGTCATGTGTTATAATCTGGTTGTATCTTTAATTATAATTTTTATGTATAGTTATGATAAGATGATAGTTGCGTTACTTCTAATTATCATAAACATTGTCATATTCATCAATGTGAAAGAACCAGAAAAATTAACAGAGGTTCGTAAAAAATACAGGACACTCAGGGAACACTTGAAAGATACCAATAATGAGGAATTCAAAATGTTATACAAGGAAATTCCAATTACAGCGTATCGACGAATGAATGGGGCTATAGGATATAACGTAAACAAAGGAGGTAGTATTGGATTATGTATAGATGGTGAACCTAATGAGATATTCCATGTATTATTACATGAACTCGCACACTGCACTGTCAATGAATATTCTCATAGTAAAGAATTTTGGGATAAATTTGATAAACTTAGAACAATGTGCGTTTCAATCGGGGTATACCAGGAAATACCACAGAGAACTGAATTTTGTGGTAAGCATATTCAGGATAAATAATCTATGTTATTAATAAATGCAATCCTTAGGTGATTTGTTAAAAGCATATATTTTGTTAAATACTTTACTTGCAACTTCGAGTGCACCCCTAATTATGAACGATAAATGGATAAATATGGTCCTTATAATGGTTATTATACCAGTAATGATGAGTATATTACCACGCGGTGGTAACTTATTTGGTCGTTTAGCTATAGATGCTCCATTTTTAATGATGGCATCTTTAATCGGTTTGGGTAGCGTCGCGGGTTTGGCGAAAATAAATAGACGTGTTGAAATAGATTTTAAAAATTATGGTAAAACCACGAAAAGTACAGGAACTGTCGTAGGACTTCGCGCAGCAGGATTACTGTTGGGTTTTCTTATTTCTTATTTTTTATTTGGTAAAAAAATGTATAAACATTACAATACCATTTAAGCATATCGTCTAGCAATATAAAATGCAAGAGCAGCGACTGCACCAGTCGAGGCTAATCCAATTGCACTTCGGTTCCCGTGATCGTTCAAAAACGATGGAACGAAATTTGCAAGTTTTTCCTGTACAGGCTTACTAATTGCTATCGCAGCACACACCGCAACAATGAGTGCTTCGAACTGGTCGTCAGTAAGGTTGAATGGATTTTTAGATTCGGTTTTTTTATCAGTAGCCTGTTGAACTACTGGTTGTTGCGCCGCCATCATTGGGGCTTGCATTTGCATTTGCGTCATTCTTGGGTCAACGCTTCCCATTGGTGGTTCGAGTGGTTCTTCGGCTTGACCCATTATATCGGAAATTGAAGTAGAGTCCATTGTCTGTTTATTTTCACTCACATTTTTTTCTTGCGTAATATTCGGCACAAAATTTGTACTTTTATGTGCGTTTAAATCTACCATACCATCGCTGTTATCAGAAAGGTTCAATGTTCTAACGTCTGTTGCCATTTATATCTGTATATGTTTTTCATTTTAAATTATTGCGCATCATCCTGAAGAGTGTATGTCGGATATAAATACCCAAACGTCTGCACTATTCGAGGTAAATCTCTCGTCTTTTCTGGATCAGACATATCATTTTCTAAATGAATTATCTGTTTATCATGACATACATCGACTAATATACGATACCCACTGCCTTCACCTGTTGTAACTACTTCATCTCTGGGAAACCTTGTGGTAACTTTAATCATTTCATCACGAAAAGGTATATACTGAGGTAATAATGGTGGTTCTGGTAATATATGTAAAGCTGTACCTACTCTTCTGGCAAAAATTCGAATCATTTCTTTTTTGTAACTTTAAATGGTGTGTTCTTTTTAACTAAATTTGGGTTACCTGCTTTAATATTACCATGTTTTGGATTGAACATTTTCTTATGCGTTTGCCAATACTGGGGGGCACCCACTTTAAAGTTTTTCCTAAGTTTTGCTTTATACCAAAATACACAATCTTCTATTCTATTACTCTTAGATGTATTATCCAATACTAGACATTCATAGTTTTCCGTACACGAATCCATCACTTTATTAAACATCTCAAAATTCGGAAAAATACCAAAAAAGTTTTTAAATAACTTTTCTCTATTTTGGATAATGTTTTCACGTAAAATAAATACATAATCAATATTTGCCCTGAGTGCTGGAGGTAAATCCATACAATACTGCATTGTTAACATGAAAAATATCTTCCAATGTCTCCCATTCATAAAGCATTGGCGAATACATGTATCTTTCATGAACTTCGAATCATACATACAATCATCTAAAAGTAGAAAAGCCCCACAATTTTGTCTTCCTGCACCAACAAGCTTTCTTTGTCTTTCCATAACACGTTCAATTGCTTCTCTATCATAATCACCATAAATGAAAAGGTCTGGTATATATTGCTGATAATAATGATTACCTTCTTCTGTTGCTGATAAAACGATACCCGCTGGTAAATGTTTTTTATGATACAGAATATCAGTAACAAGTGTTGATTTACCCGTATTACGTTTACCGATAAAAACACAAACTTTATCGTCTGCCATATTTTCGGGTTTGAATTTTCGTAACTGAAGATTCATCTGTATTATCGTGTCGTTTTATTTCATAAAATTTTACTCACATAAAGTAATAATGGCTGGACGTCTAAATATTGCTGCCACGGGTATCCAGGACCAGTGGTTTACTGGTGAACCTGAATTTTCATATTTCCTGATGAATTTTAGACGGCACACCAAGTTTTCAGTTGAAGCTATAGAAACACCGTTTGATGGTGATATAGATTACGATACAATTATAGAATGTCGTATACCTCAAAATAAAGGGGATCTCATTCGAAGTATGATGCTTAA